TTCCATATTGTTCTTGTGCTAAATCTTCTGCTAACATTTGAGCTCTCCAACCTCTCTCACCACCACCTGCAACTAGTATATTTTCTATTCCACCTGGTTTTCTTAAACCATATTCGTCTTGCATCTGTATATTTAAATATTCTAATTCGTCTTCAGTTAATTCATTTAATGATTTGCCAAAGATTGATAGAGATAAATTATTCATTTCAGCTTCGGGATTTGGTTGAGACGCCATCATTTGATTAGGATCGCTGGTGCCACTATATTCAATACTTGGAGCCCCTGCTTCTAATGTTTCTGAAATATCTATATCTGTTATTGCCATAATTTTGTCTAAATTTAAAGTTCAAGGCAGGCGTAGAAATCCTGTATTTTAAGACTTTATTTGATTTTTTTACTGTCGTCAATAGGTTTTGACGGCGCTTCTCCTTGTTTCAGATCATCTAAGAATCTTCCACAATACTGATATTCTCCAATATGTGTAATATAATCTGTTACAAATAGATACACTTTACCACCTAATTTACGCCATCTTTCACAAAAACCAAAGTCTTCACCAAAATAACGCTTAGTATCTGGTTCATGTAAAGTATCAAATAAGTTATAAAAGTTTTCTTTTTTAACTTCTTTACCATTCATATTGGTAGGTTGAAATATCTCTAATTCAGGGTGAGCTTTCATAAGATCAGTAATTACTTTTCTTTTAATTAACATACATCCTGTAGGAGCATGAGTAGCTTCTATTAAACCTTTATCTACTATTATCTCAGCCTTCTTTTCTAATTTAACAGGGAAGGTATAACCAGCTTTAGCAAAATCATTGGCATCTGTAATAGCATCATCTTTTTGAGTAAGTCTTGTCCAAGCTTTATCCCAATTAAATTGCTTCATAGGGTAGGGACAAGATACAATATCTTTATCTGCCTCCAACATTTTTTCTATAGTAGAAAAATTAAAATCAATATCTGAATCTATAAATAATAAATGAGTATAATTGTCTTCATGATTTAAAAATTCAGCTACACATAAATTTCTTCCTTGAGTTACTAGGGATGATTTCATTAAAGTAAAACTAATTAAGATGTTTCTTCTCATACATTCTTGCTGCATCTTCAACACTGCTTGACAATAATGCATAGAAACATCACTGTGTACCGGAGTACATATCATTATTTTATGAGGAGAACGTCCTAAATTTATATTAGTTACGCTCGAGTCTGATTGATCTTTTGTTTTTTCTTTATTAAACCATATAGGCTCATTTGGATACTGCATCTAAGGCTCCTTTTAAAAATGTTTCCCATTGTCTTCCAATTTTATTCCAGTTGTAATAAGAGTTAGCATAAGCTGATTGACAATCTAAATGATTAGATATCTGTGTGTCTTGTAAGGTTTTAGCAGCAGCTTCAATTCCAAATGCAAATTTAGAGGCTAATGCTTTATAGTCTTTATCTACAGGGATATACATTGGAAACTCCGCACCTGTTTCATATAAAGCTCCTAGATTAGTTGTAATACAATATAAGCCAGCGGCCATACATTCTAATAAAGATATACAAAAAGTTTCTTCAAATATACTAGGATAAACATACATATTATATTTATGTAGATTATCTTTAATGTACTCATTGGGTTTATAACCAATGTAATTTACATTGGGAAGTTGTTTCGCCTGCTCATATAAAGCTGTGTAATGTTTATCATTAAGGTCATAAAATTCTTTACCATATACTTCACATGATGAATAAACATCTAAACTAATTAATGGGTTTTTAACTAACTGCATAGCTCCCAGTAAAAGAGATAAACCTCTCCATGGAGTATTTTGATGAATTATTTTTATAGGTTTGCCCAGCTGATACGCAGGGGCTTGTTTAATTCTATCTATACCATTTTTAATAACAACTGATTTGTCTGTAGGAATATCAAAAAACTGTCTATACTTTTCATAAGTCCAGTGGGAATTAAAAACATACCAATCATATTTTTTATGATTAGATTTATCTTTAAACCATGGTGCAAGATTCGGTTGATCATATGAATTCTTTTGCCAAAGAATATTCATCTTAGTTGGATGTAATGGAATTTTTTCAGGGACAGATGTAGTAATCTGTACTTGATCTAATAATTTTGGATCTACATACTTTCGTAAGTAATCAAATTGTAATTCTGTGCCGCCCTTAGGGTTTTGGTTTGTCATTTTTTACTAATACTTTCTGCATTATGTCTAGACCTTTAGGTGAAACTTGTACAACTACATCTTCAACTATATCAGGTCCTTCTTTCTTTTCTTTAAATGTTTCTCCAGTTTTTGTATTTCTATAAGTAGTTATAGTAGTACAATGAATTTTATATATATTATCCGTTTTCATTCTCTCTTGTTATCAAAGCATAACTTATGGCACCTTGTATTGTATTACTGCCGGTTGCTGCTTGTACAGTTATAGCATCACCTGCTTCTAAATTCAAGCCTTGAGGTGAGGCATTTACTTGCGATTTAGCAGGTAAATCATCTCGAAAAAATTCATACTCAGTGCTCGAATCAGATGAATCAACTAAATTCATATTTACCACAATAGATGATGATGCATCGTTGTTTGCACAATATACACTTTTAACTATAATTACTCCATCAGTAGGGCACGTAAGCACTGTAGCTTTGTTTACATCCGCTTGTTTAAAACCTTGATTTTTATATTGTATAGTCATTATGATAAAAAGTAGTTAAAAGCATCTTGTTCATTTTTCAAATCTTGTTGAAAAGAAAAATTTAATTGTTGTTTCATATTATCTAAAGATTCTAAAATTAATCTTTGATTATTAACTTCGTACTCTTCCTTAGGCTCAGGAATATATATAGTGATCTTAGCCACGTAATCCTGCTATTCCACCCTTAGCCATTGAGTGATGTCGTGGTGTACCAGATGAAGTAGATGAAGTAGATGAAGTAGAAGTCGTTGAAGGGGCTCTTCCTACATTCGCCGGGTTACTTTCTAATTGACCTATAGCTCTCATTACTTTATTTAAATTTGCTTGAGAATAACTTTTCTTTGCATCCCTTCTTTTAATCATAGCATCAGCTCGGCTTTGTAAACTACCCAGTGGTCCTTTACCAAACATAGACACTGGATTATATCCCTCTAAAACTCCACCAGGTTGATACATCTTTGCTGCTGCAGTATATTGAGGTACATTAAAATTTCTCCATGCTTGCATACTTGGAGTGTTGGTAACTTTATTTCTAAAAGAATCTGCCAAAACTCTTCCAATTCCACCTTGACTCATCAGGTCTATTATCGAAGCAAAAATATTTTTTTTCTGTTCTTCAGGGACAAAATAACCACTATTTTGTTCATCAATGGTCTGGGCATCTACGAGATCATAATTATATAGAGAGTCTATACCTTCTCTAGGTCTACCCTTATTATAAGAGGGAGGGAAATATAAATTGTTATATGACGGAAAATAGTCTGCAGTTGTAGAAATATCTTCACCCACAACCTCATTAGAATTTCCTTGATTATTTCCTAATGCTATTAAAAACTCTTCTTGTGTCATTATCTTCTCCCGTCCGCTTTCGCGTCTAATCTTAATGTTCCATATCGCCAAGTTTCTCCTGTAGAATCATTAGCAATATTAAGTGAAACCAATCTTCCTCTGGCTCTAGTATCTACCTTATCAGTAGTTGAGGTAACTGTAAAGGGTCCTAATGGAGAACTTACAGCCGTCGTATCAGGGTAGGAACTTATGTATATAGTAACCTTAGCATTCCCTGTTAAGAGTTTAAAATCAGGTAAAAATCTTCTTACCGACATAAAATATTCACCATCCCCTCGATAATCAACTACACCTGTAGATTGACCTAAAGGTGATTTTCTTGTGGTAATATCATAATCTCCAGATCTAATGTAAGCATTAATAGAAGTCGTACCTGTACTATTAACTTGATCAGTTCCTTCTTCTTGGGAGTAATACATCGTCGCTCCATATTTACTAGTAATTCCTAATATAGACGGAAATACAGGGGTTGCTGTTGAAGTATAATCAGTTGCGTATGGATTACTAAAAACATTTGCATCAATCCAAGTTGTTCTATCTAAAGAACCTGTTGTCCATACATTCTCCCCGTAATTATATGTAACACATCTATCAATTTGCTCACTACCATTTTTAGGATAGAAAAAGTTTACTTCATTATATAAATTATTATGACCAGCTGCTACTAATCTATTAGAAGCGTAATTAATTCCTAAATTATTTCCATTACTATTGAATACAAAATCCTCTACTAAGCATGGAAGATATTTAACTGTACCATCAAATCTAAAAAATCCACCTGCATCACCCATCCAATATACCGCTCCATCGGCTGCAACAGCTGCATGTTGCCCGATGCATCCACAATTGGTACCTGCTAATTTAATACTAAATGTAAAAGGTGGGCCTACATATTGTGCTACATAAGCTGCCGTATCAGTTAAGATTAAAAGATAATCTTTACCTGTAACCGCTGCTCTAATTTCATTTCCGTTATCTAATCTAAAAGTACCTGCAGTATTTGTCGCTGTAGGAGCATAAGTATTTAAATCTTCTTGGTTAGAGAATCTTACAAACATTGGATCTTGAGTTGTGCTATCTCCAATAGTTGTCTCGGTACCTAAATGAAATAAGTGTCTATCTCTATCCGACACAATTGTCATTACAGATGCCGTAGGATTATTAGTAGTTTGAAAATTAGTTGTCGTTGTAGAAGCTCTGACACCTGTTGGAGCGCCTGCACCCGCATTCCATGTATAAGTTTTTCCATTAAATATTGTAGCAACTAAAACTTGACCATAGTTATCTAGACTCCAGTTTCCTGGATCCAGAACCACGGAACTTGTTGTTCTTGCAGTTCCCCATGTTGAACTTCCCCATAAATAAGTACCCCACCCATAACCTAATGTTTGAGTAGTCGGTCCTACTGTAATATAAGGAGTAAGAGTAGCTGCGCCTACAGCAGTCATGCCTGCTCCAGTTTCATTACTCGATGCTTGTACTTCTAACCAATCACCTCCAGAATCTACAGTTATAATTTCGTAAGTTTTTTCTAAATCAGATGCAGTGTAAGCAGAATCAGATGTAACGGTTACAGATGTAACGACAATATATTCTCCTTGAGTTAAACCATGAGAAGCTTTGTTAAATCGAACCACATTAGAACCATTTGTAGTTGTTATGGTAAAACCTGTTATAGCTGTATCCAGAGGAGTAATATCAAAAAACTCATCCCCATAATAAATAAATAAACCTTTACTGGTTCCAATAGCAGTATACTTCTGTCCAGCTAAACTAGTAAAAGCATGTTGGGCTCTTGCCGGCCCAGGTAAAGTTTCTTGAGATGAAGTTAATTGATTCCATCCACCTATTTTTTCTGGAAGACCATATCTAAATCTAACAAAATCTCCATCGACCCATTGGCTTTCAGCCCCTGATTCGGTGGCTTGTTTGTTAAATCCAGGCTTGAAATTTAATTTCTGTAGCATATAGTAATTTATATAATACTTATGGAAATAATGAAAGAGCGAAAATGCAGATTTTAGAAGCGGTTGTACATATCAAAGGGGTAGTAAATCCTTTTTTATTAGAAAAAGTTATTAAATTTATTGACCACAAAGCTACTCGAAAACTTTCTGTCATAAGTGGTGACAGTCTTAAAGATTACAGGAGTGTGAAGGGATATCACCTTAATACTAAAACTCCTTCCAATATGTTTTATTGGAATATAATTAAAAAAGAAATTCAACGATTATATGTATATTATAAAATTAAATTTCCTCTCATAAAATCTACTACCGTTAATCAAATGGATCTTTTAAAATATGGACGTGGTGGAGAATATAAGGTACACACTGATCATCACGCATTAACTCCACGAACTCTTACAGCTATTCTTAATCTTAATAATTCTTATGAGGGAGGGGAGTTAGCTTTTGGAGATCAAAAAGAAAATGAAATAGCCCAATATAAATTAGGAAAAGGGGATATCTTATTTTTTCCCAGTTGTTTTTTATACCCTCATTTTATAAAACCTATAACTAAGGGAAACAGGTACAGTATAGTAACATGGCTACAGTAGATTATAAATTAATAAAAAATTTCTTTTCTAAAGAAGAAATATTGTTTCTACAAAACTACTGCAATCGAAAATTAGATACAGATAAAGATTATGTTATTGATCATCAATCTTTTTCGCCGGCTTTCGATATGGATGAGGTAATGTTTTCTTTTTTAGATATAAAAAAATCTAAAGTAGAAGAAGAATCTAATTTAAAATTATTTCCTACATATGCGTATTGGAGATATTATATTTTTGGTGGATCATTAAAACCCCATAGAGATAGACCGGCGTGTGAAGTTTCTGTTACGGTCTGTCTTAAAAAACATGATAAGTGGCCTTTAGTAATAGAGAATGAATCTGTAGAATTAGAAGAAGGTGATGGATTATTATACGCAGGTTG